ATTATATCACATTCTATGTTAAATGTAAACCCTTAATATGCTTACTATGAATTTTACAACCAATAAATTCGTTGTAGTATTCATTGCTTAATAGAACATCATTATCGAATTGGAGTTTGGCTTCATAATAGGACATTTCACCTTTTGTTTTACAAAGATGTAGAATCTGTCTCTTATAATTATCCTTACCCTTCTCTTCTACAAGAAGTTGGACCTCTTTGTTGCTACCGTAATAATCTCGCCAGTCAGACTCAACGCGTGTTCGTACCCGTCGGTTTCTCTTTGAATTTTTTGGTAGTACTTTCGGCCGCCAGAAGTTCTTTTTACCGATATATTTTTTGCCTGTATCCACTTCAGTGATGAGGTAGACAAAGCCTTGATATTCTTCGGGAGTTTCATCATATTCTTTATCTTCATATATCCACATATGGTTATATATTAACCGCTTACATATATTTTTTCATTGCTTGGTCTATACCATACCTTCTGGTGATAGAACTTGGCAAGGAGTTCCTGTATTTCTTTTTGCCTATTACTTTGAGTAGTACTATATGCAATTAAAGACATTTCAATTAACTGTAGTTCTTCCACAGTTAAATTAAAATTTTTATTTGGCCTTGGCATCGTAATAATATTCCTCTGTGTCACCAAGCCTATACTTATTACCTGTTTCAACTTGATAGTAGTCAGTTGAAACCTTAAAGTCAGGCATCAGTGGTTCTTCAGGTGTTAAACTATTATCATAAACTCTCATACGATTATTTGGATACAATGCATATTGACCATTTTCAAGTTCAATAAGGTTAAATGATTTATGTTCCTCTGGAACCTCGGAAGTAGAATAGTCCACCTCGTTTGCAGATTCGTGATAATTATCAAGTGTACAGATGTAAGTGCCATACAGATTTCCTTGATCACGACTACGAATTTCAAAGTCCATTGAACCAATAAACTGTTTATAGATTGCAGTTACACCATAGTCCATACAATTCCAAAACTGTAGATTAGGTAATGTTAGATCTGGGGTTGGTGTCTCTGGACTTGAAACAAATGCACTGATAGGTAACTTATCATAGAGTGCACCATATTGTGGTAGGTATGTTTCAAAATAGAAGGCCCTACCTGGAATTGATTTGGCTGTTACCCAATGTCCTTCAATAAATTCTTCATGACCACTTTGATGGTCCATCAGATATTCTTTTCTTACAAAAACCTTTTGATTAGGTAAATTACATATCAGAGTCGACATTTATATTCTCCACATCTGCTCTTCGACCACAGCAAGGACAAAATTCTGGCACTTCACCAGCCTCTGTTAATACTATGGTAACCGATTCACATTCTTCACATTCAATGCGATATTCTTTTTCCACTTGATTCCTTTATTTCTTTTTTTCTATCATCGGTTGCGGTAAACCATTCGCGAATTTCTTCTGTGGTTCTACCACAACCGATACAAGTATTATCTATCAATGTGCAAATCTTTACACAAGGACTAGAAATCAATTTCACAAGCTCCACCAGCACATGCTGCCGCTGCAAGTGTATCTACATCTGTATACACTTTCTCAGTAAGATCACTTTTCCAATCAATCTCTTTAAGATTTTTTTGAATTTTATTCCATTTATGTAAGAGATATGAATCTTTCAAACAGTATTCTGTTTTCTTCATATCACCATCTAAATAGTTTTCTGCAAACCTTTCATATCGCCGAACCCAATCTTTCTTTGCAGAGTTCTCTGACGATTCAAGAGATAAATCTTCACCCATGCCTTGGGCCGTTGCACAGGCAATCCATAGGTTATCAAATACTTTTATGGAATCAACAACCATACCGGAAGCAAAAATTGCACCCTGATCATATTTGTTTACCATATCATCGGCTGTAATAACCTGGGTATTTGGTGCCTGATTATAATCTTTATCACCTGTTGGGGCAAGGAATGAAATACCAGAAAATGAATATCTATTTTCAAATACATATTTTTCTACATCATCCCAATCATCAACAATAATTGTATTGGACACATTATGCCGAATGCCTTCATCAGCACATAGATCTTCATTAGTGCCTTCCACAACCCAATGTTTTTGGGCCTTTTTTACAAGCTCTAAATGTTTTACGCCAAGCAGATGATCCTTGTACATTGAACCATTCTTTGGCACAATAGGAAATGAAACCACAACATCAGTACCATTGGCTGACCATACTGATTCCTCAACCATAAATGGATTTGATCTTTGGATTGCCTGAGTAATTTCAGATTCTTTATTCATTTGAATATTTCTTATGTACATTGGAGAATGTTCGGCATGAATACCTGAAGCAGTCTGCAATAATACGGAAGCATTACCACTTGGTTTAACGCAAGTAGTCCGAGCAGCAGCGTTAATACCAATAATGGCGGCAATTTCTTTATTAACTTTCTTAACAATGTTGGCTCCTTTTTTTAGAATTTTAGAGTCAAACAAAATGTCAGGATTGTTCATCCATCCTGTGATTGACACCCCAAGGAGTGCCTCACGATCAAAGATTTTTTTGGATGTATCAGAGATAAATTTAAAATCTGTATATCCAGCTTGTAAGGTACCGAGGATAGATGCTGCACGGCATGCCTTGTAGAAATCTTCCTCGGTAACACATTTCCCTCCGTTGATTTCTGTAAGGTTACAACCTTGCCAACCGGATTCCCCTTCATATTGTGGGAACATACCAATTTCAACACAGGGATTTGTGGTGTGTTCTTTTGATGTAGTAAAATAAAATCCTGGTTCACCATATGATTTTACTGACTCCATAATTTTTGCAAACATTTCAGGCGTTGATTCATCACGAACAATCACTGCCGAGTTATTTGAACGGCCGCGTTGTGGATTATCCATAAACCAATTACCTGTTTTTGCATTCATCATCTCATCATCTTCAGGTGAGAATAAACAAATTGTGGCTGAACGGCGAACACCACCTGAAAGAACTGCATCTGCTGCATGCATACAAATATCATATACAGCGATAGGACGTAATGGTACCGATTCCTTTTGATCAATTACAAAACCTTGTAACATATGCTCAATTTTATCAAGTGACTTACGAAGGCCTTCTGGACCAGGGGCTTTAAAACCACCAGAGATTTTTGCACCCTTTGGACGAATTTGTGATAGGTCAAAGAATACACGGCGACCCTCATACTCTGGATATTTGCCACCACCTACAAAATATGATGCCATCAATACATCAAGAGCAGATGCCCAACCTTCAATTGAATCTTCTACAATATACCCTTTAGCTTGTTTTGTCCGTTGTTGAATCTGTGGTAATTTTCCTATGTGATGTTCTTGTACAGAGAACCCTGCACCTGCACCACATAATAAAATATAGAAGAATTCACCAAAGAATGCAGGACGATCCGCATAGGATGATGTGCAATTATACATGCGCATCTGATGTTTCTTTAATTGTTCTCCACCAAACTGTAAAGCTCGTTGGGCGCCCAATACTCTTTGTTCTTTATATGACTCTCTTGCTTCTTCCAAATATTTATTTAATTTATCTAGATGCTCCGAATAGTTTTCCTCGTGCATCTCTAATACGCGATCCACTGCTTCATCCCAGGTTTCATATCTATTCTCTTCATCCTTGAATCTGGAATAGCCATCGTAGAATTTTGTCTGAGATAAAAACGCGCGTGTGTCTGCAAACCGATTTTGCATTACATGAATTCCTTTTAATGATTGTTTTTATGGTAGTATTATATATCAAAACGGTGTCTTTGTAAACACCTTTTTGCGTGGTTTACTAACTTTTTATGAAATATTTTTTGATCATTTCAATTTGGTCATCATATTTGGCCACCTGTTCAATTTCTGATTCAATTGCTTCCATAATATCTGGGTGTTCACCAACACCAACAGGATTGTTAAGATATACCTCAACATTTGCTAAATGTTTATTAATATGACCTTGTGCATGTGAGATAAATGCCTTAATTAGTATTTCTTTCATTCTCTAAATCCTTAATTCTTTTTTCTAATTCATCAATTTTCTTTGTGACATATGGATATTTTTTTCTCCATGCATCGGTTGGTTGCTCGAACCAAGTTAATCCCCATCGTTCAACAAGGTAATCTAAGGTTTGGTCCAATTTGGCATAACACCACAAACCTGCCCTTGTATCTTTAAAATATGCCAGAAAGGCTGCACCAACAAGTGAACCCCCTATAGCAGTATATATCCACAGAGTATCTTCGAACATTCTTTCAATCATTTAGCCCTCCTTGATGGTATATTTAACATAATTACCCATTCCATGATCCATAGCACCATCAAGCAATCCTGATTTATATCCTCTAAATTTATCCTTTATTCTTTGCCATACAGTCATGTTACGAATTTGACCATAATGATTAATATAACAAAGGTTTCCGTGGTGTTTATAACCCATCAGAGCCAATGGTACACGCGTTACAATATCATTATTATTTACAAAACGCCAATGTGTTACGTGTGCATTCTTTACAAACCCTCTTGTCCCTACACGAGGTGAACCATACGTATATAATTCCACTACCCTATCTTCTACCCTGGATGCGGCTAAAGTTGCCATGGCGGCACCCAATGAGTGTCCACAGATATAAAGTTTTAATTCTGTATGTTGATCAATTATGTTTGTAACAAGATTCCATAACTTATCAAGTTCACCTCTAAATCCAGAATGAACCCAACCGTCTGTCATACTTTTTCTTGGAATTGCATTAAGGTCTGCAAGAACATCCGACAATTCATCAGGCTCTGTACCACGAAAACATATTGTAATCTCTTCATCGTTCCATACAATATGACATTGTGCTCCATCATTTTCCAAAAAACGATGATTGCCATATCTTAACTTTTGATAATACTGTTTGGCATCCTCATCTTTATAGGCAATTTCAGCCATTTGTGCAAACTTATTTGCTTTCTCCAGATTCAGTTTCATCGACACTCTCCTCGCGTTTGTCGTCAGTCACTGCCTCTTCATAGTAAACTATTATATCTGTTTGTTGATTGATAAATCTTCTTAATTCTGCTATATT